CCAGCCAATCCTACGTTAGGTAGGTCATCTAGTGGCTTAAAGATGCCATAGACCAGCTTTTCTGGTGCTGTATCCTTATCACATGAGTAAATTAATAGGTCACTTAGTTTAAGCGGATATTTGTTTGCATCACTGAGACTAGTATCCAGCATAAATTGCAGAGCAAAACCACTTCTACCATAACTTAGTTCTCTTTCTAGTAGGTCTTCGTCATCAAACCGCTTAGGGTCTGTAGGAAGCCCATACACGGCCTCTAAGTTTTTTTGTAGGGAATCATACAGCGAAGGAGCTAACCTGCCCCCATAGGCCTTCTCTGCGCGTTCTAGGGTAGGATAACGAGCAGGCCATACCCTCATCTCATAACCACGAGTAGTTAGAGTGTTATATAAACTCATCTCGTTCTGTGGTGTGCCTAGGTAGATAATCTTACCATCAGGCTTCAATACAGCGTCAAATTCCTTAACGGTTTCCCCAAGCTTCTCTCGCATCATATGTGTCATAGAGTTGTTAGGAACTTCTACGTCATCAGCAATGATAATGTCTGCACGGCTACCAGTAAGCTGTCCAGTGACACCCACAGATTTAACTGAGGGGCTACCAGATGCTTTAGCTGGTGCTACGTCAAACGCTATCTTAGACCACCTCTGGCCTTCTTTAGCTACCAGATGCTGACATATAGGCAGTTCCATAATGATACGCTGCGTAAAAGTACTAAAGTCGTCTGCTCGTGCTTTACTAGCAGACACCACCATAAACTTTAATTGTGGGTCCAGCAGCAGTTGATGTACAACATAAGCAGCAGTAATGTAGCTTTTACCTACGCCACGAAACGCCTCAATGATACAACGCTTAGGGCTGTGCTGTAAATACTGTGCAATGTCATATTGAATAGGTGTTGGCTCTGGCAGACCTAAATGCTGCCATACTAGGTATGTAAAGTTCCTAAAGTCTCTCAGAGCCTCAGGGACGGCTTTTGATTGTTGCATGGTGTATACCTACCTCTCAATGCTCTAAGGCCTGTCAGTGGGCTTCTATGGGCGATTAATCGTCATATATAATGTCTATGAGATGGTCATGTAAGTCATCAGCCTTAGCCCAGACCGCATTGATAGGTGCTACAGCAAACTCAAATTGTGTGTCTTTAATCTTGTGACCACTTACTGCTCCTTCAATGTGAAACCCACCTGTAGGTGCTACAGTATCTGTACCAAAACCTACTTCAATAGTGTGAGCATCGTGGTCATTCTGTATCATAAGGTACGTACGTTGTACGTTCTGGTCAAGTATCTTAGTCCAGTTACCACCAATTAGGGTCTTTTGTTCGTGCTTTAGCGTAGCGTTAGGTGCTTCTCTCATTGCATATTCTCCGCTGCATCAAATGGTAAAGATTCTAACAGGTTAGCCATAGGACTCTCTGCCATTATGACATCCAAAGATGCTCCATTATCTTTCAGAAACTTAACAGCCACTGATAGTTCACTAGCTGTAGCTTCCCCACTGCGTACACGTAGGAGCAGTTCTTGGGTGACAGCCTCATGCAAGCTGTCTATCAGTTGTTTTTCTGTCATGCTTTCTTCTTCTTATACTTGTCAGTTTTATTTTTTGGGAAACCAGCCTTCATGTTATCGTAGGCTTTAGCTGAGATTGTAGACTTACTCTTAGGTCTACTAATGCCCAACTTCTTACGTCTGTTAATGTTTTCATATAGGCTCACTTTGTAACCCCTTTATATTTCTCAAAAGTTCTAAGCCCACCCAAACCAAGCATACCTAGCAGTACAGTCATCAGGCTGTCCATATCAAAGGCTGGTAGTGCTGGTATTTCTACTCCTAAGTAGGAGCAGATAAACATTGTAACAGGGGCAAAAACAAAGTGCCAACCCATTGCTGTAGCCAGAATCCAGCCAAGAAATGGTCTCCATCCTGCCACAAAGATGCTACGGTGTTGTGCTTCTGCTTTGTTTATTTCAAGCTGTCCCTTAGCTAGTTCCTGAGCATGACGCTCAGACATGGTAGCTATCTCGTGGGCAAGCTTTGTCTTCTGGTCTTTGTCTTCAATGAACTTGTCAAGAAGTCCTGTGACTGGTGCAATAAGTGCTTCAATCATTTCTTTATATCCTTATGCTCGTGTCCCATCCAGATACCAAAAACACCTGTCATAACTCCCATCACTACGGATACAAAGGCTGACTGAGATGCTGTTGGTGCTTCAAGAGCCATAAACCACTCAGCACATCGCCAAGACATAACGGTAGAGACTAGCATCATAAAGCGTGGAAGTATCTTCCAGCGTAAGAATGTTTCCATACTCATGCTGTTGTTCCTTTTAACCACATTGCAAATAGAAGCAGTAAGCCTAAGCCTGTAGAAACTAATACTATTACTGCTAAAACTTCTATAAACTTGCGTCTACGTTCACGTTGACGATAGATTGTTTCCTGACGCTGCTTACGTATCTGACCTTCCATACGGAGTAAGTCATCCCACGCAGACTGTCCCATTGTGTACTGGATAAACAGTTTCATTTCGTCACGCTGCTGCTGTGCCTTGCGTTTAGCTGCAAAGGCTTCTATAGCTTCCTGTTCAACAGATTTACCATCAAATAGTTTCTTAAATATAGGGGGATTCTTGGCTTCTCTTTCGGCCTGTTCTAAATCTGATAATGCCCCCATCCAGCGAGACAAGTCAGAGGCCATTTGTTCAATGTCACGGCCTACTGCTATGCCCTTCTTAATAGTATTGAAGGCTGCACTAGCTGTTGCCATCGCTGAGATAGGGTCAATCATTAGTAAATCCTCACGCTATCTTTCTTTATGTACTTAGGTACGCAATACGCTGTTACCTTGTCTTTTGGGTCAATACCGCTATAATGCTGATAGTTACCGTAACGCTTAGAAACCTGACTGGCGAAGTAATTACAGTCGTCTATGGAACGAAAGTACATATCTCCGCTAGTCAGTGTTCTGCTTTCCCCTGTACCAAGATAGACCAGCAAGAGGAATACGTGTATCATTTCTTGAGCATCATAACGATTATGACTACCAGCATAGCAACTTGAATTGCGTCAATTACTGGTACTCCAATCATAATTATCTCCTTAGAGTTTCATTAAAAGAGAAGATGCGAGGCCAATAATAACAATCGTTGACCCCATAATCATTGCTTCTAGTCGCCACATACGCTTGTCAAGAGCATCTAGCTTATCCTGTACAGCAGAGTACCTTATCGCACACTCACGCTCGTGAGCCTCAAGTTTAGCCTCTGTGTCCATTGTTATGCCTCGTATGCCTTACCAGCAGCAATAGCCGCATTAGATGCGGTCATATCCTCTGTAGTCCAGAAGTCTTTAGCAACCATAATCTCAAGATGCTCAACATTGCGGTCAACGCAATCTTGCTTGTCAGCCGCATCATCATCAGCCATAGCCTCACCAGCAATGATAGCATTGATGAGGTCAACGCTGTGACCCATCGCTGTGTAGTGCTGTGCGATTTGTTCTGCTGTGATTTCGTCCATTAGTTTGTCTCCAGTGCTTCTATTCTAGCTGTTAGTGCTGTGATTGTTTCTTGCTGTTCTTGGATAGCTTTAACTAAAACTGGTATGATTGCTTCTTTGCTGATACCAAGACATTTTTCTGCTTTTTCTGTTTCGCTATCAGTTTCTTCAAAAGGCTGTTCTGTTCCGGTAACGGCTTCTGGTAAGATAGGCAACAGTTCTTGTGCGACAAAACCAATGTTCTCAGTATTTGTTGGCAAAAATGTGTATCGTTTTGGCCTCATACTCAAAACAGTATTAAGACCATAGTCCAAATCAACTATGTTTTCTTTAAGCCGTTGGTCTGAAGCAAAAGACCATCCTGTAAAATTTTGATTTAGATAAGCGTAGTTGCTTCCATCTGCGTCAAAAATATAAAAAGTTGCAGAAGTTGGTTGAATACTCCACACATTAGCACGACTGTTGTTTTTATCCTTAAAGAAAATTCGTCCACCGCCAGCACCGTTTAAGTCAACCCAGCCGTTTGAATCCCATCTTGCGACATTATTACCATCGCCATCCGACAGCACGATGTTGTTGCTGGATGTGCGGATGTCTAGGCCGCCTTGATTGCCGTTGTATTGACCAAGGATGGTGTTTTTGGAGCCTGTAGTTAAATAATAACCCGCCTGATACCCCACCGCTGTATTGTTGGATGCGGTAGTGTTGTAGTAAAGAGCTTCCCGCCCCAATGCAACATTGTAAAAACCTGTGGTATTGGCTTGTAAGGCGTAACCACCAAATGCAGTAATGTTGCCTGTGCTGTTACTGAACCCAGCTTGATAACCAACAGCGGTGTTAAAGTTTGAACTTGCCCCATTCAAAGTATAAAGAGATTGGTGACCAACAGCGGTGTTATAAGAACTATCGGCGTTAGTGTTTAGTGCTTGCTGACCTATGCCAATATTGGAGACACCAGTGGTGTTTGCAACCATACTATTCGTGCCAACAGCAACATTTGAATAACCCGTGGTGTTTGCAGTTAAAGCAACAACACCTACGGCAGTGTTATTTTGTCCTGTGGTATTGTTATAGCCTGCTTGATAGCCAAGATAGACACCACCACCAGCAGTAGTGTTTGAATACCCAGCCTGATAACCAACAGCGGTAAGTGCGCCAGTCGTATTACTATATCCAGCCTTATACCCCACAGCGGTGTTGTTGGATGCGGTGGTGTTGGATTGAAGGGCATTGTTGCCTAAAGCAACATTATAATTGCCAGTTGTGTTTGCGTTTAATGCGCTTTCACCAAATGCAGCGTTCCTAGTGCCCGTTGTATTGTTGCGCAATGAA